CTTCGTAAGATCTCTTGATCATCTAATCCTGAGCCACGCAAATCAAGAAGTGCCTTAGCCTTTAGCAGTCTCTGAACCATTGTCGTAGCATTTGGATCACTTACCGGCTCAATATCAAAGTCAGCACTAGAAAAATCTGCTTGAACAATAGCTTGTTGATTGTCCAGCACGAGACCATAAGTCATCTGATCAAGATAAAGAGCATTTAACCTTTTGATCTTTTTAAACTCTTTATATTGTGCTCGATGAATACGTTTATGAACTGCTGAATAAACCTGCAAGCCCTGTTCAATAAGTGCAAGAACTGATTCTGCAGGTACATTTGCACCAGGAGAATTTCCTGCCAAGATCTCTGTCATTCCAGCAAGTTCTTTTCCACTTTCAATCATCAAGCCAAGCAACTGAAATAACGTTGTACTTGGTTCTCTAACTGGCATTGGAAAAACATTCTTGCGCAGATCATCACCTGTAACATCAACTGGTTTCCATTCACCAGATTTCAGTTGAATTGATTTACCACGACCAAGCTTTAATCCTCGGCCAAGGAATCCTGACTGACGATTGCTTAACGTTCCTGCATCAATCAGTTGATTCAACAAAGTATTGATGGCTGAATTTGTACTCATCAGCAGACTGCCAAAACCCATACCATAAAATCCGCCATCAATGGCAGGCATGAAAAGATAGCGTGTAAAATATTGCTCTGGAATAATCTTGACTATTGTACCGCTTGGATCTTGGATGCCCTGAGCAGTATTTGTTCTGATTACTCCGTCTGACGCCCATCGAGGTGATATTCTGACAAGTTTTTCTGTCGCCGCATGAATCGTTACAATGTAAGGCTCCTGATAGCCATCACCATCAAGATCATACCAGCGATGCTGCTCAAGAAATAAATGTGGAGTTTCATCATCTACATCAGAAGTTTTGTCAGACGTTGCCTGACCAAGTGACGCAATATCAAACTTTATAAAAGTACCTGAAGTTATCCTCTCGACGATTTCATTATGATACAAGAATATTCTGTGCGTGACTCGTGGTGCTCTTTCAAGAGATTCAGCAAAATAATTCACAATCAAATCATCAGCAAAGACTAAGCCTGAGATATTCTTCCGTTCAATGCTGTCAAAATAACTCTTCTTAAAAGCACAGCCAATTGCAGGTAGCGTAAACAGCAGTTGATCTACTCCTTCTTCCCAACCATCCATATGAGAAAGAAGCTGAAAAGACATAAACTCGCTAATGCGCTGAGACTTCTCAAGTTTCGCTCCAGTCGGATCAGCACCTATGACCTTACCTCGAACTACATTATTGCCTTTGATAAGTTCTGGATATGCACGTGAAGCAAACTGCATACAGGCATTAATGATTAACGGATACTTGACATTTGCTACAACTTCACCAGCATAAGTTTTCTTCTTAACATGAAGCTTAGCAAGGTCAATAATTTGCAGATTCAGCGCTTCCCATTCTGCACGAGAAGCAAGGTCAATTTTATAACCTTCAATTGCTTTAGTGGTTATGTCAGAAATAACGTCAGGCTTTTGTTGGTCTGCAATATTGGCAACGAGAACTAATGCTTCAGCTCTAAGAACTTCTTTCTCAATTATCTTTTCAAGTTCTTGGTCAATAGGCTGATTTGATTCATTAATGATATCTTCAACTGGTTGCTCAGAAGCCCAAATTTGTGGAGTACCAGCAATATTAGATACTTTCTGATCAACCAGGGATTGTTCTCCTGGGGCGCCCATCCGCGCGATGCGCGTCTGGTCGAGATCAAGGGATTCGTAAGGTTGTGTTATTGGCATTGTTTTGACTAATCCTTTATTTATTTTCTAGTACAGCTGTATTTTTGTTTGCCAATAGCATATAATCACCAGGCTGATGGTTTAATTATTGTGGAATGACTAAAGAACTGTTTGCGATTAGATGTTCAACTGTTTTGCCATTTTCCATTAGGTATGCTTCTTCAAAATACCTACATTGAGGGTCTTCATTCTTTAACCAACATCGCGCTTCAATGTCTCCATTTTTACCTTGTGAGTATTCAACTCTATCACACTGGATAAATTCTATAACTTTACCAACCATTATTTTTAATACCATTTGTCTACCTCTCTATCTGTCTATCCATCAGCCTGATGGTTTACTCTTTAATAAATTAAGTACTTTTTATTATTTAATAACCTGTAATACAATTAGTTTCTGCTTCATTATAAATTTCTGATTCTTCCCAAGCCATGTGCTCCCAATATGGCATAGCAATAGCGCGATCAAGCCCAGACATAACAAAGTATCTCATACAGTCCATCAAGTGATCGCGGTCCTTAACGATCTGGCCTTTTTCATCACGGCGATAAATACGAAATTCAGAAAGCAAGTTGATTAGTGATCCGAAGATTTTAAGTCGCCCTGTAGCAAGCATTTGCCAAGTCTTATAAAGTCCAGATTCGATGGACTTGTTTGCATTAGTTATGTCTAAGCCGAGGGTCATGTAAATTTCAAAGAGTTGCTTTCCATCTTCCTGAGACCTACCGTGTGCAGCGCTATCTATGACACCTGGAATCCAAAAACCTCGTGCTTTGATTCCTTCAGCATGAATCACTGGCTCTGCCATGCCCTGATAGTATTCAGAATATAAGAATGTGATGCCACTTGTTGGATCAGTTGCACCCCAAAGGCAGGCAGTCTTTTTCCAACCAACATCAAGAGCATAAGCTTTTTTCCAATGATCAGGAATAGGAAAGTCACTTACTACTATGTTTGATTCAAGGATTGGATAAATTGCACCAGATCCAAGTTGAGGAACACCTTTAGATCTTGCTTCTCGTTGATGCGGTGGAAGAGCTGCGAAGAGTTTATCTTTTTGTTCTTTGGTTAAATGTGGTGCATCATCCCAAGTTGCCTGGATGAGAAACCTTGATCCTTCTTGATGTTCCTCGATCTTACCTTCAGGCATGAACTGCAAAACTGTTTCAGTGAGGCCTGCAAGTGGCGTGAAGGTTAGCATGATCAGACCATTTGTTGTCATGGTTCTGGTCAGGCATTCTGTGTAAATGTCTAATGGACATTCCTCGTCTAGCCAAATTATGTCTTGCTCAGTGCCTTCAAAAGATTTTCTGCCTTCAGCATAAGATTTGATCTTGCAACGACTAATTCCTCCAGAGATATGCTGGACAAGAATTGTGTCAATTGCATTTGGAACACCACCAGCGCGAGGAGTGGTTTTGATGATGTACTTTTCAGGTATAAGACCAGTCCCGTGTTCTTCCGGAGTACCGACTAGTTTGAACTGAACAATATCACGAGCAGTTGTACTGGTTGTTCCGCAAGCCCAAGCAGTTACTGGCTGAGTAAAGCGATGACCTGCCCACCAATCAGGATATCTGCCTGTTAGGTGCAAGGTCATTTCATACGCGCCAATTCCTTCAGAATTATGTGTAACTATTCCACCATCAATAATAAAGGTATGATCTGGATGACTCACTTCAATACAGGTACATTCATCAATAGTATCAGGAATAATTGAATATATTAAACGATCAGAAGAATTTGTTTGTTTAGAATAACGTTCTACTTTTCTAATTAATTTAAAAGGACAAAAATTAAGTTTAACGGTGATATTGTATGCAAGCTGTCCTTGTTTTTTGGTTCCATTAGCTAATTTATATGATGTAAGTTTTTCTTTGATTACTGTTCTACCACCTAAAGAGATAATTAATTGACAGAAATCATCACGAAGTTTAGGTGATATAGTCGTGTATGACATTGAGTTAGTTGAATTAATATATCCATCAGAATCCATCAAACCTGCTAAAAGATTTTTACGTTGTTCAATTGATGCATGTAAATAATCAAAAGGAATAAACTTAGTTGCACTGTTTGTTCCAAGTAAACCTAATTCTTTTAAATATGTAGTATATTCATTAGCTTCTTTTCCTGCGGCTAATCCACCGAACTTAGATACACAATAACCATATTTACCAGATTCTTTAACAAGTGTTAGTGTAGATGGAATTGTTTTTAATATATCACTTACAATTGATTCATCCTGAGTAGAGAAACGAACTCTATCAACTATACAACCATCTCCAAGAAGGATCCCCATAAAATACGGATCAATATATAATGATGACTCATCAAGTTGCCAAGCAGCACCCTGAGGAACAGCAGCGCGCATCCTTGTAGTAGGATACATACCAGATGAACCTAAGATAGTTAATGTGTTTGCAACTTCCCATTGATTGTAAAAAGGATTATTTTCTCTTTTACCATGAGATTGACGATATGGAAATCTCGCTTTATATGGTAGATATTTCCAAAGATGTTCACCACAACAAGTTATTGTATCATTAGAATCAAAAGTAATTTTGAATAATTGCTTTTTATTTTGTGGATAAACTCCAATAACATCTGTAAGTGATCCATCAGCAGCGATAATGATTTCACCAAGTTTAATATCTTCAATAGCTTTCCAGCCATTTGGAGTAGCTACTTTAGTTCCATGTTTAAGAGCTTTGCCTATGCGATTTGCTGCCATGATGCAACGCTCTGGAAATGATGCGCCTGCAGCGAAGAATGCCATGTGCTTCGGATAATTATGCCGACTGAGAAGACCAGTTTCTGGATAATATTGGATGATACGGTTTTGTTTGATTCGTGCAGACTTCTCTTTCAGTAGCTTGAGATATTGTTCTTTCTGATCTCGATTGAGCGTAGATATATCCACGGCAATCTGCTCAGGTGATGGAACAATATTTTGGCTAAGTTCTTGCATTAGTTTCTAAACATGTTTGCTGGAAGTTTAGATAACAAAGAAATGGATTCTTCCGACGTTGACACAGAATGAGAATTCAGGAGAATGCCATCAAAATCAAGCGATACATCTTGTTCACTACTTTCACAGGAGTTAATAAGTGTGTCGGAAGAATCCATTTCTTCATCATCTATGTTTTCTAAGTCTTGCAGAGGCTGTTCATCAGTGAACAGAATGTTTTGTGTTTCGGATGCTACTTGTCCAGGAGATTGGAGATATGTTTTGTTAATGCTTTGCTGCATGGCATTGATTTCTGCATCTATCTCTTGATCGGTCTTGGTTGTCATTGTCATATCGACATGAAGCCTGTCTGGAGCTTTGTAACCTGTGCGGTCAAGGACATCTTTTGCTGCAGTAAGCTGAACGCTGTGAGGTGCTTTCTCGGATGGATTCATGATGCGTTCAAGTACGCTCAGGGCAGACTTGTTCATTGAAACTAGTTTCTTACGAACGTCTAGAGTTGCCTCTTGTGACTTGTCTTGCAGGCCCTCAAGGTATGCCTGTCCTAGAGGTGAACGAATGATCTGGCTAACAGTACAGTCAGACATTTCCAGACGTTCAGCAATGTCTTTGTTTTTGTAACCATTGAAGGCCATCTGAATAATGGTGCGATGTTGTGTGCGCAGCTCTTTAAGCATGACCGTACCAAGTTTGGTTTGAT